AATGAAAGGAGGTTATGAATGATTTGTGAAATTTGTGGAAGAGAATTTGAAAATTTTGGTCATATATTTAAATCTCATAATATTTCAATTAATGAATATTATGACATATACCTAAAAAAAGAAAATGAAGGAATATGTTTAAAATGTGGAAAAAAGACCAAATATATTAATGTGAGTATAGGTTATAGAAAATTTTGTAGTAGAGAATGTTCAAATATTGAAAATAAAGATAAAATTAAACAAACCAATATTAAAAAATATGGTGTAGGAAATGGACACAATAAAAAAGTTCAAGAAAAGTGTAAACAAACCAGTATTGAAAAATATGGTTGTGAAAATCCAAATCAAAATGAAGAAATAAAAGAAAAAATTAAACGTACTAATATTGAAAAATATAGAGTAGAACACCCATTACAAAATGAAGAAATAAAAGAAAAAATAAAACAGACGAATATAGAAAAGTACGGTGTTAAAAATATATTTCAAAATGAAGAAATAAAAGAAAAAATAAAACAGACGAATATAGAAAAATACGGTGTTGAAAACCCATCTCAAAATAAAGAAATAAGGGAAAAGAAAAAACATACATATTTAAATAAATTTTTACCAAAAGTTTTAGAATTACTGAAAAACAGTAATCTTGAATTATTATCGGAATACAATAACAATAAAGAATTAATAAAAATACAATGCAAAAATTGTAATTCAATATTTGAAACTCAATATGATTATATCAAACAAGGTCATGGAAGATGCCCAATTTGTTTTCCAAAATATAAATCAAATGGTGAAATTGAATTATCAGAATTTATAAAATCATTAAATTTAGAAATAATTGAAAACGATCATAAAATATTGAATGGAAAAGAATTAGATACTTATATTCCATTAAAAAACATTGCTATAGAATTTGATGGTTTATATTGGCACTCAGAAGAACAAGGAAAAGATAAAAATTATCATCTAAATAAAACCGAATTGTGTCTTTCTAAAAATATTCAATTAATTCATATATTTGAAGACGAGTGGATTTTTAAAAATGATATTGTAAAATCAAGACTTAAACAACTTTTAAATTTAAATAATAATCTTCCAAAAATTCATGCTAGGAAATGTAAAATAAGAAATATTGATCCTAAAACCAAAAATGAATTTCTTGACAAATATCATATTCAAGGAAAAGATAATTCATCAATTAAATTGGGTGCTTTTTACAATGATAAGTTAATTTCTCTTATGACTTTTTCAAAAGGTAATATTTCTAAAGGTTCTAAAAATATTGAAGGAATATATGAATTATCTAGATTCTGTTCTGATTATAATTATCATATCATTGGAATTGCAAGTAAATTACTATCATATTTTAAAAAGAATTATGAATGGAAAGGAATTTATTCTTATGCTGATAGAAGGTGGTCGTTAGGAAATTTATATTATCAAATAGGTTTTAAATTAAATTCAATCACTAAACCAAATTATTTTTATATTAAAGAACAAAAAAGAATTCATCGTTTTAATTTGCGAAAAAAATATAATGAACCAAAAGATATTCCTGAGTGGATTTTAAGATCACAAGAAGGTTATCATAGAATATATGACTGTGGACATTTGAAGTTTAAAATGATTAATGAGGATAAATAAATGACTGAAGAATTAAAAGAAGAACAAAAAGTAGTTGATGTTAAATTTGAAGAAGTTAAAGAAGAATCTAATGAATTAATAGTTTATGAACCTAAAAAATTAAATGAACTTAAAAAACTTAGTTTAGTAAAACCAGAAGATATTGAATTTATGTGTGAACACGCTGATAAATTTCAAGAATGGTTCACAAAACGTTCATTTTTTAGATCCAAATTCGAAATGGAATTTGGAGTTCTTGCAAATTCGGAGCATCCTACTCCAGATAGTAAGTACTGGCAAGCAATTGGGGAAGCTTCTGTTCACATTGAAGAATTCACCAATCTAGGATTTCAATCCAAGAAATTGTTAGCAGATATAGAATTAACCAAAATTCAAATTGAAGAAATGGAATATAAATTACATCTTGATGAGTTTATTAATGATTTTGAACGAAGAAAACTAGAAGTAAAACTTGATAAGAAGAAAACTGAATTACAAGAAAAAGAATTTGGTTTGATTCAACAAAGAAAAACTGCCAAGGAAAGAATGAAAGAAATCAAGAACTGGGAGAAAATTATTACTGAACTTGAACCACAAGTAAAACATGGTCTTGAAGATTGGGAAGCTCATCATCCAGAACGTTACATGAAACGGTATGGTCAACGTTTACTTCAAATGAATTTACTTGATGGTGAAAACAAAGAACATGTTGTTAAGAACTTTCTTTCTTTTGCACAAGCACCAGAGAATAAGGAGATTGCAACAGATTATCTTAAATCATATCAACAGATAGCATTACAAAATCAACCACAGGCAATGTTACCGAGTCAACAACAGAGTTTACCAGCATCTGGAAATCGAACGATGTTGACTAATCAACAACCATCAAATCAAATCGATTATCAGTCCAAAGATGAGATGATGGAAAAAGATCCAATAACTCAGAAATTTTTTAATCGAAAAGTTAAAAAGATCTTAATCGCTACTCCTCATCGTGTTGAAACAGACAAGAATGTTACAAATTTTCACAACATGCAAACACCTGCTGCGTTTGATGTTTGTTTAAGACAACCATTTGGTTTGAGTGTTGCTGATGCTAGAAATCTTATGGTAAAACAGGCCATTGATGAAGATTTTGATTATTTATTTTTTGTCGATGATGATGTATTAATTCCCAGGAATGCTTTAGTTCAACTAATTCATCATAAAGCTGATATTGCTGGTGGATTCTATTATAGAAAATATTTTCCATTGGAAAGTTGTGGTATGCATGTTGATAATGAGGATGTTCCAACAGTTATTGAAAATTTCAAATTTGGAGATATTATTCACAATACACTAGTCTTACCAAGCGGATGTACTTTAATTAAGGTTTCGTTACTAAAACAGATCGAAGCTCCTTGGTATAGAACTTGTACTGTTAATAATCGCCCAGCAATCACCGAAGATACATACTTGTGTCAGAAAATTAGAGATTTGGGACATGATATTATTACCGATCTTGGTATTCAATGTATTCATATTGACAAAGAGAGAGGAATTTTTTATGCACATCCTGAAATAGTTAAAGATAATCAAGTTGTTCCACAATTTCGGGAATATTTTGCAATTTAAATTTTTAATGGAAGGTAATGTACTATGACTAAATATGTGAGATTTCAATCTAATAATGAATTAGTATTATCTCATGATTGTACAACACGTTGGTCTGATAGCGTTGGGTGTAATATCCCAATGTCTGGTATTTATAATGGACAATACACAAATTTGATGATTATGACAGGTGATGAATCTATCATAGATGCATGGTTGGCAGACAATGCTGGAAAAGTTGTTGAAATAACCGAAGAAGAAGGTAATTTGATTGGCCAAGCTATTGTACCAGAAGGAACTATTGTTACATCTTTATTTGATGGGGGTGAAATTTCACTAGTTGCTGGAGTATTTACAATGTCTGGTGGACAAAGCTGGACTCCGGTAGAATGATAATCACTACACAATATTCGGGAAATGAAGATAAAATTAAAAAATATATTAAAAAATTAAATATTGATCATACATCATATGTTATTATTGTAGAAGATGGATCGTGGACACTAAATGTTTTTGGGAAAGCTTCTGGAAGAAAGATAGAAGTGTTTGCTCCCAAGTGGTTATTTTGGTGTAGAGATTTTGTCAATTCTAGAATAATTTATCATGAATATTTACATTTACAGGGTATTATAAAATGTGAAGCAACTTGGTATAAACGGATATTTTGTGTCATGTATGAAAATGATAAAAATTTTTTAAAAGAAATATTAATGATGCCTTTTCAATTATTAAATGGTTTTAGATTATGTAAACAGTGTCAAGAAAAATTAAAAATAATTTGATTTAAATAATGGGATAAAGATAATATCTTTATCCCATTTTCTATCAGGAAACTAAATATGGACGATCAAGATCTTGAAATTAAAAAAAATAAACAGCGAGTGAAAAATAATAAGAGACGAAATAAAAATAGAGCTTACGTACTAGAATATCTAAATGAACATCACTGTACCGACTGTGGTGAATCAGACCCAATAGTTTTAGAATTCGATCATGTTCGAGATAAAGATAAAAAGATATCAGATTTAATAAACTACTCTCATAACAGATTAAAAGAAGAAATTAAAAAATGTCAAGTTTTATGTAGTAATTGTCATAAAATACGAACTAGTTTTCAACAAGGATGGTATAAATTAAATAAAACCAAAGGATAAATAATAAATGAATTTAGAAAATGAAATTTGGAAAGTTATAGAAGATTTTCCAGAATATCAAATAAATAATTTTGGAAGTATTAAATCATTAAAATTTGGAAAAGAAAGAATACTAAAACAAGGAAAAAATACAAAGGGATATTATCAAGTTATTTTAAATAAAAATAAAAGACACTATACCAAAAGAGTTCATACTTTAGTTTATGAAAACTTTTACAATGAAAAATTAAATGAAAATGAATGTATTCATCATATTGATAAAAATAAAGAAAATAATAATTGGAAAAATTTAAAAAAAATAATAAAATATGACCATGACATTTTTCATAATCCAAAAGGAAAGTATAATATAAATTTTGGTAAAAAAAGACCAAATGAAATAATTGAAAAAATTAAAAATGGTAATACTGGTAAACATGTAGGTCAAAAAAATTCAAATGTTAAATTGACAGAAAATAATATTATTGAAATAAAAAAATTATTAAAATTGGGTTTTAAAAATATAGAAATTTCAAGAAAATTAAATATTAATAAACGAACCATATCTCATATAAAAGTTGGTGATCGATGGTCACACATTACAATAGATGAATTGGAGAATATAAATGAATAAAAAACTTACTATTGGCATACCTTCAAAAAATAGAGGACTCGAACTATCACTTTTAATATATTCATTATTAAATCAAACTTTTCAAGATTATGATATAATTATATATAATGACCATACTTCTAATTTTTTATTTGAAAATTCAACATTCCAAGGATTATTAAAATTACACAAAAATCTAGATCATAATATAGAAATAATAGAAGGTAAACATCTTGGACCCCATTACGGTGGTGATGCCATATTAAAAAATTCAAAAACTGAATTAATTTTTAGAGTTGATGATGATGTAACTCTAGAAAATAATTGTGTAGAAAATTTAATTAAATCTTTCGATTACGATAAAAATATAGTAGCTGTTGGACCAATATATTTATCACCATATGAGGACATATCAAAACAAATATTAAATGTTGACGAACATCCGAATTATTTAGAATATGGAAAAATTAAATTAGTTGATAATAATAATATTTATGTGAATGGTATATTAAATACTACCATACCTATAAATTTAAAAGAAAAATATATAAATGTTGAGCATATTCATTCTGGATTTATGTACAGAAAATCATCACTAGATAAAATTGGTGGATATTTTCTCGGATATTCCAAGGTCTCGCATCGAGAAGAAACGGATACGAGTTATAGATTATTTTTAGATGGTGGTAAATTAGCGATATGTCCAGATGCCATAGCTTTTCATTACCATCCATTTTTTGAAGGTATACGTACCGATAATGGTATTCCCAATCCAGTGTCATTATGGGAAAATGATGAGAAGATTTTTATTGAAAGATTCAGAAATGATTTTAAAAATGAAATTATAACAGTTCCACTTCAAGAGGCCGATACAGTAAATAAAAATGGAAGATTATATACACCAGAAGCTTTGAAAGAAACAGTTAAAAAATCAGTACCATTTGAAAAAAAATTAATACAAGATCTTAGTGAAGTTGCAGCTAAACAACTCGATGATGAGATAATGAATTCACATAAACCAAAAATTCATCTTGTAACTGTAACTCATGGTAATCATGAAAAATTAGAAAAATTAATTGAAAGTATATATAAATATACAACTACAGAATATTCTTGGACTATAGTTAATAATGATATTTCTAGTGAATCTTATAAAAAATTACTTGAAGTATTAGAAAGTTATAAAATAAATCAAATTCATATTCAAGTTGATAAAGAACTTTCTGTGAGTGAAGCTAGAAACGAGGGTGCTAAGCTTAGACCAGACGACACGGAATATATTTGTTTTATTGATGATGATGCTCTTGTGTTAGGTAAATGGTCTGAAAAAGACTGGTTAAGACAGTTATATGAACTTTTTATTTCTGAAAAAGATGTTGGTGCTGTTAGTCCAATATACACTTGGTTTGAACCGCTCCAGTCCTATGTAGCTTCAGTTGCTTGTTTATTTACATCAACTAAAGTTTGGGAACAGGTTGGCGGTTTTGATCCGATATTTGGAAATAAAGAAAAAGGTACTTGGGGTTGGGAAGATAACGATTGGTCATATAGAATTCAATCATTAGGTTATAAATTAAAGAGAATTGATGATGAAGGCTTTCCGTTTTATCATGAAGATACTACATTCAAAGATAAAGCTGACTGGCAAGAAAAAGGTATAATTAAGGGAAAAGAACTTTTATTATCAAAATATAATATAGAAGACATTAACAAATTTAAAAGAGTTATATATCCTTTTACAAGTAGCAAACAATTAAATAATTTTGGTAAGAAACTTAATTTATGCTGTTATTATATGAATTTAGATGGTTTTATTAATATTGATATCAATCCAGATTGTGAACCAGATATATTAAAAGATATAAGAGAATTGGAATTTGATGATGAATCGATTGATTTGATTTTAATATCTCAGGGATTAGAACATTTTGATTTGATCGATTGTAAGTTTTTATTGTCAAAGTTTTATAGATGGTTAAAAAAAGATGGACAATTTATAGTGGAAGTTCCAGATGTTGGTCATATACTTGATAAGGTTGAAAAAGGAGAATATAAAATAGAGGATTACTTTGGAGCTATATATGGAAATAAAGAAATTATAGGACAATCCCATAAATCACAATTTGATGAAATATTACTAACAAATATGTTAAAAGAAGCTGGTTTTAATAATATTGTTAGAAATCCAATAACTTCAGATAATGATGAGATATCACTTAGATATGATTGTATAAAGGAGTAGAGAATGAATAATTATTATATTTATATTTATTTAGATCCTAGAAAATTTGAAAAATATTGTTATGAAAATTTTAGTTTTTTATATAAACCATTTTATGTTGGTAAAGGTTTAAATAATAGATATAAAGAAATTGGTGAAAACAGAAGAAGTGATTATTTTATGAAAAAGATTAATAAAATTAAAAAATCTGGATTAGAACCGATAGTTTTTAAATTATATGAAAATTTAAATGAAGAAGAATCTTTATATAAAGAAACAGAATTAATAAATGAAATTAATATAAAAAATCCAGGAATTCTTGTTAATATGACTGATGGTGGTGAAGG